GAGTGGTATATTTTCTATGTCATAATCTGGTGTAGTATGGTTCAGCCTATAACTGATATCTTCACAAGCTAATGGAGAAATGAATTCTTCTATTACGAAGAAGGGGTTTCGCTGTTGCATAATATATTCCTGTCTATCTGTAGGGAATTTTCTACACTAGAATCTTCCCTTACAATGAAGGGGGTATTATAGAACATTTTGCCATTAATTTCAACATCTAAATTTATGGATGTTTTTCCATCATAATCACACCCATTAAGAAAAATAGTAGATTCCATAAAATTTATTTTAGCTGTACCACATGCATCAGGAATGCTTTCACACAGGCTAACACATATTACATTCTCGTCAGCTACTTTAGCTGTAAATTGAGGGTTGTCACTTAATGATAATACTTTCATTTCAACTTCTGTTATTAATTCAGCGGTCGATTCTTTAATTTCTTCTAGAGTAACATCTTCTTTCGAATCAGGTTTAGATTCAATTAAAGCATCTAAAGCTTCCTCAGTCAATGTTTTATTAGCAATACATTCAAATATTCTAGATAATAGTAAAAAGTCTTTAGTATCCATTATACTCCCCCTCCATTATTAGATTGTTGACCAGTGTTCAATGAACCTCTAGCCGCATCTCTCTGATTGGGGTTGTTATTATTTTGCTGATTCTGTTGATTTTGATTACCCTGATTATTTTGTTGTGGTTGTTGTGCATTTTTCTGTCTAAGTTTGTTATTATATAATGTTGCAATTTTAGTCTTTTTCAATCTAGCATTCAATTCATCCATAGTAGCCTGCAATGTTTGCTGTTTATATGCACGTGTATCTGGATCATCTGATGCAGAAATAGCATATTGTTGTTTTGCCGTAGTCATCTGCTTGCGAATCATCTGCTCGTTTTCTAATGCTTCACCTTCTATCTGTTCCATAATACTGTTTAAAGGTGATTTAAAACCCTCAAATGTATCAGTCGAGAAATCCTTACCCTGTTGGACACGGAACTTTGCTAAGTTAGCTAACTTCTTAGCTTCCTTTTCCTTTTCCTTTTGCTTTTCTAATTCAGCATTCATTCTAGCCAATTCTTCTTCCTTCTGTAATTCTGAAGTAGCTGCTTTTGCTGTGAATTCTGCAGTGATAGCACGAGCCTTTTCCGCTTCGGCTTCAGCTTGTGCTTTTGCTGCTTGTGCTTGTGCCATCATCATTTGAATTAATGATTGATACATGGATTCAAACCCTTCGGGTTCTTCGTCTGAAAATTCTTCAACGGATTCATCATCCATATCTTCCATGTCACCGTCCATACCTTCCATATCGTCCATCTCACTGTCTTCTGGAGGTATTTGAGTATCTTGGGCTATGTCGCTCATATCGTCCATCTCACTGTCTTCTGGAGGCATGTCAGTTTGACCCTCAACAAATTCATCATTCTGTCCATTATCGTAAGAGGCTTTGTCGGCATTATAGATCACATCTGCAGGAATTGTGGGAAATTCAACATCTATAATTTCAAATTCATTTTTCAAATTGTACAGCAATTCTGCCATTGATATATTTGTTTTCTGATAGCCGTAGATTTTGTCGGTTTGAATTTCACCTAACTCTAATGCAAGCTTATTTTCAAAATCTTTAGCCTGTTCAGATTTAACAGTAACCTTCATTATATTACCTTCGTCATCCTCAACGCCAAAAGTAGTTGTGTCGGATGATCTAGGTTGATTCTTGTTTTCTAAACCTTTCAGACGTGATACTACATCAGGAATATTAGCTTCTGATAAAATTTTATATGTTAGTACAATGCCTTCATTAGCAAGTCTTCTTCTAAAAATATTTCCAGCAAAATCTTTAAATCTTGCTCTTTTCTTAGCTTTCAACAATGCTTTAGCCTTTTCCAATTGTTCTTTTGTTTTATTAACTTCATGAGCACCAAGGCGCATTGTGCTACGGTCAGCATCTGCAGCCATTTCACGTCTCCAATCAGCTTCACCACTTCTTAATTGGCGGCGATCCATATTGACCGCAACTGCACCAGTATTAACAATTTCGTCAATCTTCTCGGATGTATCGTTACTCTTGTTCATTATAATACCTTATCTAATTTAATATTTATTTCTTTTTTCGTGCAAAGACACTTTTTTCAGTAATAATAGAAAATTTTATTCCACGTTCCTGACACCATCTATGAGCCGCTTCCCATTTTGCAGTGTTGACTCTATATGTTTGATTTTCCATTAATTTCACCAAGGGCTTACGTGATCGTGAAGGTCTGGTTTGTTTTAATGGTTTTATTTCTAATAATTCTCTTATGAAATTTTTATCTTTATCATAATACTCAATATATAAATCTGGATAATACTTAGCAGGTTTAAAGAAATTATCCATCGGTTTCATATAAGGTATTTCAAATATCTCATAACCCCATTTAATAATATTAACATTATTATCACAAAAGTTAAACATATTTTCTTCCCAACTTGATTTAAATAATAATTTGTTTAAATCTCCCATATATTTGCATGGGTTCTTTAATATGAATGCTTTTTTAGATTGTTTGAACCCCATGTTAGCTGTTAGTCGCTTTAAATGTATCAAATGTAAAGTTAATCGTTACTAGGTTAAATTCACTAGCACTCATATCTAAATCATCAAAATCTACAGAAATTAATTTAGGATTCAAATATTCATATTTTGTATTTTTTACTCCAGCTTCTCCTTTACTATAATATTGTGTAACTATAATAGATTTCATTGGGCCATGTCTATTCCCATTTAATGGTCCTATACCAGCCGAAGAAGATAATCCTAGTGCATCTAAGTTATCAGCTTGTGGGGCTTCTTTACCATATAAGGGACTTACTGTTTGTAAATACTGTGTAACTATATCATGTGCCCAATTATTAGGATCATCATAAAATGATACGGATACTTCACCATAATTTATACTTGTGGCAACTTTAGTTCTAAAGTTATAGAAATTAACATCTTGATAATTTATTGTAGGTTTAGGTCTAGATGCAGTCTTAGCTGCAAATTCCATTTCTTCCATTAATTCATTACCCTGACTTTGAGAAGATAAATTTAAATAACCTCTAGGAACAAATTGTATTGTAAAATTAAACTTTAATTTAGGGTGGACAACACCAATATTACCCTTAACATTATTTGGGCCTGCAATACCAGTTGCATTTGTTAGTCGCCAGTTTGAATCGAATTGCGTTGCCATTAGTTATCTCTATAATTCATTGAAGCTCGAACTACTAGTTTACATCTAGCAAGAGCTTCGTTTATGTATTTATCATAAGTAAATGTTAAATTTCTCATGTCGCCAAACATTCTATCTGCCATTACTGCTAATTCTTCTATTGACGATGGTGATACTGAAGTCGCTAGTGGTATGTATTCAGTTAAACCTAAATTGCTGTATATTATTGGTCTAGCAAGAGTTGTACTATAAGTAAAAAAGTTATACGGATTATCATATATTACTTGGTCAAATAAGACTAATGCACCACTGGGAATACCTTTAAAAGTCTTGGTAATTGCTTCAAGTGATCGAACACCATTAGAAATTCTACCATTACCTCTATCATCAATATAAGAAAGATTTTTACTTTTTGTTATATTTTCCGAAACAGGAGTATATGAATCTTGAGCAATATCTCCTATTTTATTTAAATTATCTGTTAAAAATTTATCAATAGTGGTTAAACCAATCTTCTTAAAGTTTTGATCTAATTGCTTTAAGCCTCGTTTTGTTATATAACCATCATTCATTATGTTAACTCCATAATCTATTTATAAAAAAATGGCCCCAAAGATGGGGCCATTGAAGGTTGCACGTCCTTGTGCTATTCTTAGAACGGTGTAGGGCCGTTATGAGCCTTGTATCTAACACCAGTTATCAAGTTACGAGCATGATCGAAACGAATTGTTGCAGTAATTTTAATAGATTCACTTGCAGCATATCCAAATACTGTGTATGAATCATTACAGTCTAAGTTAGGTGAAAAGGTATTAACTTTAGCAGAACAGGTACAGACTGATCCTGCAGCACAGAAA